TAAGCTCCATACAAGCTTGAGTAAATCTAGTATCTGCTCTATTAAAATCATCTATTAACAGTATGCCACCTTCACCTTTACCTTGTATCCATTCAGGTACTGCATAAGACATTCTTTTATTAATAATTTTAAATCCTTTCTTTACGGCAGCATCAATTTGTTGTTCAACAATCCAAGTTGTTTTACCTTCTATATTCTGAATTTGAAATTCTTTAACAGGAAATCCAACAAGATCTCCTATTTCTTCCACCTGCGCCAGATTAATCTTAACTAAATCAAACTTTAATTCTTTAGCCAGTTCTATAATACTTGATGTTTTACCTGTACCTGCTTCTCCAGTTACACTTATGCTTACAGGTGTCTTACCTTGTTTTTGAATATACTGATTGTTTGTTACCATATGTCTTAAAAAACCTTTTAATTCTTCAGAATTTAATTCTACTTGCTTGTTTTTTTCTTGTTTTTTAGCCATTTTTCTTTTTTTAAAGTTTTAATTACATTTCTAATTTAATCACAAATCCCGGAAGATCTTCATTCATATCTGATTGTTCTGACAAAACCCAAAGAGTCTTTCCTTTTGGTTTTACATTTGTAGTAGCTTCACCATCAGTAAAATATACTAAAGTGTTATACACTTTACAATGTTCATTGTAATATTCTATTACAGGTGTGAAATCTGTACCCCCTCTACCACGTAAAGTAAGTTCATAAGAACCGTTATACACTTCAATTGAATTAATTGTAGTATCACATTGAATAATAGTAATAGCAACCCCTGCTTTATAAATATGATGAATTTCATTCATAAACTCCATCAATTCACTTTCAGATACTGATCCAGATGTGTCTATTGCAAGCAACATATGCTGTTTCATCTTTATTTTAAGACCAGGGCTGTCAGGAAATTTCTTATTTTCCTTTCTTCTAATCTTCTTAGTAAAAATTTTAGTAGAAATACCTGTAAATCTACGGATGTAACCTTTCCAATCAAATTTAGGTGGTAGCAATTCATCAAGTTCAATTAAACCTTCTATTTCTCCAGGAACATGACCTCTCTTTTTAATAGTTTGTTCTTTAGCATCAGATAACACTTTTTGTAATTGTTTGTCAATTAACTTTTGTTCAGCTTCAGTTAAATTTTCAAAATCATCCCAAGTACTGTGATCTGGTAAATTGTCAGAACCTTCACTTAATTGATCACATAGTGAATCAAAATTTTTATCTCCTGATGTACCTTCTTGATCTTTTTTATCTTTAGCTTCTCTTAATTTAGTATAATAATAACTTGAACCTGCTTTAGCATCTAAATTTAAGTCAGAATAGTCATCAATCATGATACCACGTGCTGGAAGTTTATTAGCAATTATGCTTAATTCTTCTTGAGTGGCATTGTTTTCTTTAGCTACTTCTAATTCAATCTTTATAGCTTCTTTAAGTTCATTAAATTCTTCAGAAGTTAACTCTCCTCCTGGAAGCCATGAAGATTTTATATACTGGTTAATTTCCATATCCATTGCAATATTAGCCAATCTTTTATCACTATATTTAAAATAAGTAGTAAGATGACCAAAAGCTATGTGTAAGCATTTATGTTAACTCACATTTTCATGTGAGATCAGACTATACCTTCATCCTTATTAGGATGGTCTATTGTAGTCGTTGAACCTCTTTCTTGGTTTATATGTGTCTAAGTAATTAACAAAAACTTCTCTTTTTCTTTTTAAACATACAGTATAGTTTTTATACATGTAATCAAATAAATTAAGAGTATCCCGTAAAGAATGTTGCGTAATATAACAATTCTTTACTTGTTTAATAGTTTTATTTTTTACTGGTAATACTTTTAATAAGTCAATAATAAATTTTTGTGAACCTGAGCAAAAACCTGATTTTAAGATTTTCCAATCATTATTTTTTAAATTTTTGTAAACACCTACTGTACCATCACCATCAAAATAACCTCTTATAAAATGATGTATTAAGCTATCATTTATTTGAGGTAATTTAATTGTTTTAGTTTTAGTTGGTGTACATCCTAAATTATCTAAATCATTATACATTTTAGCTGATGTTATTTGAGCTTTCCATATATATTTTTTATATAATTTTTGATATTCACAATTTGGAAAATTATTTGAACCAACATCTAATAAAAAAAGTTCTACCCATTCTTTATCTTTTGATGAAAAAATAATTTGTCCAGACTTACTGGCTTTTTTTGTAATATTACCATCAGCAAACAATACGCCTAACCAATATGCTTTTTTTTCTGTGTTAATCACATTAAAAAAGTCATCTTGACAAATGTATTTCATTGCTGATTCAGACAAAGTTCTTGATTTTATATTATTTCTTTTTAAAATAGCAAATACTGTTTTAACATTTATAGTTAATATACTTGCAATTTTTTGACCTGATAATTTATCAATAATATAATAATCAATTACTTTTTGTTCTATTTTTGTTTTCATATATGTAAGTATTTATACTACAATATACCAAAAATAAATCATATAACCAAGAGATTTGGCTGCGGATTTGCCAATCTTTATCTTTTTTACCATACCCAGGTAATTATTCTGGCCATACACTATATCACTACGTGTACTTGGTAGATAAAGCTCTAAGGCAGTTCCCGTCAATTTAAGACATTTTTCATATACATTACTGTATAAGGAGCCCTAATTAAGCTCATGTTTAATTAATCCTAACCTTTGTTCTTCAGTTAAACTTTCCCAAAAAACTTCATTTATACATAATTGGTAATTAATACCATTCTTACTTACACCTGCTGTAGAGACTCTTTTGTCATTCCATAATTTATTTAACATTATTAAAAAGAATCCATAATAAGGTTCCATTAACATTAAATCTTTTGCTGTTTTACTAAGGCTTTGTGCTTTGTCCATTTTCTTTTAATTTTATATCTAACGTAAATTTATCTGTAGGATAACCCATTTGACCTAAAAAACCAATCATATTTTCAGTAAATTTTTCTAAAAACAATTCAATAGACTGATTACTACAGTTATTACTTGTCATTATTGATAAACAAGTTCCTGTGCTTAACGATGTATTGTTTGGGGTAAATGATTTTTCAGTTAACTCTTTAATAACAATACCACAATTATTACATTCACGTATCCATTTATTTAAAGAGTGCCCACTAAATTTATATAATACAATTAATTCTCCTGAATATTCTTTTACATCAACTGTTTTAAGAGAAGCAAATGCAATATCAGCATTGCTTAAATCTTCAGAAAGCAGCATGTTTAATAAATTCTTTGTTTCTTCTTTATTAAATACCATTTTTAAAAATTTAATATTTTTATATATTGTTCTTGAGCATCTTTATAAGATATAGCCCATATTCTATATCCATCTACTAGATATAATTTTTTTTCTTTATCATTTTTCATCAGTCTTCAATTTTTAAAGTTTTTATCATCCATACAGTAGGTGTATTTATATTATCTACCCATTCTTTTGCAGTAGGGATATAATTATTACAATCTTCTTTTACATGTTGTTCTCCAACATATCTTGTGTATACAATTTTATTACTAGAATTAATAAAAGATTCACCAAAAATCTTTTCACATTCAAATATACCTTCACTGTGATGTCTAAACATTCTATGTTTAGAATGCCCAATCCAAGCTTTAGTAGCATCAAACCAATTATGAATTGCCTCATAATCAGATATCTGACCACCAAACTTATGTACACTAGATTTGCTGTGTAACAGAGGATGACTCATACTTTATTTCTTTTAATGTTAATTCATATACTTTGTTATCACTCATAATAATCATATTATTAGTTATACATTTAACAGATCTATATAGAGCAGAAGAATGTATATTAAAATAAGATATTATAGCTAATCTAAAAGCATGACCAGCTTTTCTATTTAATTTATAACTATTCATAATCCAGCTTTTTTAATAAAATAATTTGCTACTTCTGGAATATGTTTTTTATAATACGGTTGATTATATTTACACCATTCTTTTATTTCTGTTTTAGAAGTAAATACTTTATGCCAAGAGTTTCCGGAGTTTATCTGATTAAACATTGGTTCTAAATCATTAATAAAACACTGTGGTGTCCAACTTTCATAAACATTTCTATTTAAATTACTCATTTCTCTAAGGTTTTGTTTATTAAATCACCTTCGTGCATAAAAGATTCTGTATTCATAATATAAAGAGTGTTGTATATTTTATAGATACCCGAAGGTATTAAAATTAATAAAACTCCATAACCTCCTTCATTATTCCACCAATCTTCTATATCATCAAGAATTTTATCTTGAGCAAAATCTTCTATTTTACGATAAAAATCAGGGTTAATACTTTTTAAACTTAACTCATTACAATTTTCTTCAACAGTGTCTAAATTTAATTCTGTATCTTCTTCTAATTTTATTTTAGTATAATATATTTCGTCTATACAACCTGAATCTCCAGCACCTGAATATTCTACTTTAAGTCCAGTCACACCAAAGTCAGCCAACTGTAATAGAAGGCTGCTTATTTCTAATTCGTCCATAATTATTTTGTTTTGTAAAATCGGCCAAGAATATTGGCATTTAAGTAATTTTCTTTTTCAAGCACTTCAAATTTAAATTGATGCTTTACTTCTTGATATGTTAATTCAGTTGCTGAATAACATATCATTAATATTTCTCTTTTAATCATAACACCTGCTTTGTGAGCTTCTTTAAGTATTTTATTACTACTGTAATAATTTACAAAATTAGGAATCAATTCACGAGTATATTTTTTTAATCTTTTATCTGTAGACATGGCTAAAGCTTTTTTACCCATTTTTCTTTTAATATTAGCAAAAAAGTTTTTTTTACCAATGTAAGCAACAGATTTTCCATCTATTATAGCAGTCATTTTATAAATAAAACC